GAGCCTTCATGATCTTGACGTAGCCAAGCTCATTCTCGAAGATGCTGTTCTTCATGAAGTGTGCGTAGTAACCAGCAAGCAGCGCTTCTTGAGGCTTTGACATTGTAAGAGGCGTTACTTCACCTTCTTCCTCTGCCTCGACCTCTTGTGCTTCTTGCTGCTCTTTGGTCTCACGCATCACAAGCTCTTGGATGGTGACAGCAAAACGAGAGCTGTTGTATTGGATGCACAGGATCTTGTCGGCAATGCCATATGTCTCATGGTTTTCATCATAGACAGCGGTAAAGCCACGGCACTCAGGATCATCCCAATAGAATGAGTCACGCAGAAGGATGGCGTCTGCATATCCCTTTGCACGATACTCCTCCACCATTGCAAGCAAAGCGAGGTTTTGGCGTACTTCAAACTCATCGATGTTAGTGATGTACTCTTCATCGCTGAAAAGATCTGACTCGATTTGCAACTCGTCACGACGCCTGTTTACGTCAAACAAAGCATGCTTGACCTCAATCTTTTTGAGAGTCATGAAATGCTTGATAGAGGCGATGTGATAGTTGACGTTCTCTTCCAGATACTTGTCCTGCGCTGCATGATCGCCAAGCGTCAGAGCCTCTGCCACGCCGATGTTGAATTCATAAGCACGGAACATCTGCTTGGCTTTGTCAGACAGCTCAGCGAGGCCCACACGCTGTTTAACCCACTTGTCAGTTTGACCAAAGCGAGCAGCAACTGACACAAAGTCTTCACTGCCATCTGCCACAAGGGCCATAATGACATCACACTCGTCAAGCGGATGCATGTTCTCACGCATCATGTTGGCATGGAGGCCAACCTCACGATCATCAGAGTCAAGAACCACGCAGTTTACGAGTGTGTCCTTGTCCTTGTGTATCTGGCGCAATGCTTCAAGGCGGCGGCCGCCATCTATGACGTTGTAGCCCTTGCCGTTCTTAACGACGACAAGATTGTGAAGCAAGCCTTTGGATCTGATTGAGGCGACAAGTTGGTGGTGGCCTTCTTTACTGGCTTTTACTTGCCTCACATTGTAAGGGCTTTGTTTCAGTTCCCTTAATGGAATCTGCTGCTGCATCGGTCTTTTCCTCCGTTTGCATGATTACAAAATAGTTCTCCCAATCTCCGCCTCTTGGCTTAAAGCGGCACATAGGGAATGAGTATCGATCATTCTTGGGTTTGAAGGTGATTACTTGGTGGACGATAGTTTCCCAATCTCCATCGTAAGCCCAGAACTGAAGCGAGACCATATCGTCCTCCACCTTCCATGTGATACGGTGGCAGTCGATTGTAGTTGTTGAGCTGTGCAACTCAGTCCTCCATGATTTTGTCTGTCAAATACTTGCTGGCGAAGGCGACACCAATCCATAACGGTGCGCCCAGAACGCTTACCAGAAGCGTCGGATTGATCCCCATACCTACGAGCAAGGTCAGGACAAGAAACGACAAGGCTAGGTGAACAGTGACGAACCAGCCAATCCAGCGGGTCTTGTCGTTCAGGAAATTGAGTCGTCGTATTGAATTGAGCATGTGTTTCTCCCGATGTAAAATTCTCTTTGGTCATCATCCATCTCCGATTCCACAAGAAGATCGGGGCTACCGCATGTCGTGCAGAAGCCCCCGCTAGTTGAGTCGTAATGTTTGAGTTCCTCGTATGAGGCGTGCCATGTCTCACAATCACGGCAGATGTATAGTTCATTCATGGGTCTAGTATCCCTTCTCGAATCATGTCTGAGATCCTGTCTTCTAGCCAAGGTTCTTTGAGGCGTTGGTACAGGCCCGTATCGTGGATGTACTGCCAAGCATCAACAAACTCCTGATCGGATCGAGGCGTCTCTATACCCTTGGCAATCATAACCGCTACATTGGGGGTCATATCACTTATGAATGGCTTCATTGGCTTCTCCTCTGAGGCGTGAAGCAGCGGATTGCAGCACAGCCACTCGTCCACTGCTTCACTATTCTGATGCTTTCGCCACTTCCCAGCGGTGATACTCACATCAGAGTGGGTGAGAGAGGCGGGGAGGAAATCCGCCCCTCTCCATTTCAGATTAGAATGGGATGTCGGTGTCGTCTACCTTCCCGCCAGCCGGGGCGTTGCCACCCTCTGACTGGCTCCCACGGGAACCAAGACGGAATGTCGAACCAGCACCAGCCAGCTTGACCTTGAAAGAACGCTGAGTCTGGCCTTCCTTCTCGTACTCCTCGATGATGGGCTGACCCTGAACAAACACGGTGCTGCCCTTCTTGAGGTACGGCTCGATGACGTTGGTGACGAGGCCTTTGCCATTGCCACCATCCCACGCTTCGCAGCGATACCAGTGGGTCTTCTCGACCTTCTCACCGGCCTTGTTGGTGTAGTTCTCGTTGACTGCGACAGAGAAGTTGGCAACCTTCGTGCCGTTCACGTCACGGACTTCAGGGTCTGCACCAATGTTACCGGATACAGTGATCTGAGCGAAATTCATGTCGATTCTCCTTACGTTGGACATGATTGAAATGAGGCAGTTTTACATCATGCCCAGGATGTAGGCGTTAGTGGTGCATATGCACCAGTTTGGCTTGCTTCCTTCGGATCCCCGGTACGCAGGCCTTCTCCCGGGTTAACGTCCACATTCGCCGTGGATAGGCCCAACAGGCAAGGGACTGTTGACTCCCTCGGTGAAGTGAGAGCGGCTTTTCAATTAGCCCCAGTCAAATCACCTATGTAACGCTTTTGTCCTTCTTCAGGCCTACTAACGCTACAATTATAAATTTTATCTTGGCTTAACTTCTTGCCACCGGAAGCGGAGTCCAGAACGGACAGGCCTCTTGTAACCCACTGCTTTCTTTGACAAAAGCAATGTCAGAGAAATTAGGCACCCCCCTATCACTGCTGCCATCATGCCAGCGAAAGTGCCAGCAAACATAACGACAAGCAGCAATGTTGAAATGATGTCGATAGGAACGTCAAGCCAAAGAACTTTTTTGAAGTCAAACTTGGCTAGAAGAAACAGGATAGCGAGACCGGCAAACACACCGGCAATAATAAAGAACAACATGTGATCCTCCTTTGAGGCGAACTGAGGCGAAAGCCCTTTTTGCCCCGGCACGCACCCTGTTAGGGAGTTCGCACCAGGTCGTCGAGGGTTGTTAGGGAGCGACTAGCGTCCCTGACGGAAGGGGGTTTGGGGGAGGGAACATCCCCCAATGGGTGACAACCCACGCACAAAAAAATGGAGAGGAGCCGAAGCCCCTCACCACGCAGCTACTCAAGCCGCATTGTGTCTGCACCATGATCCTGATCGACTGGTGCCTCGACCAAGCCTGTCTCCCGAGCAAATGTCCAGAAGTCATCCTTGTTGGCTTGGTACGTCTCCATAGTGAGCTGACCCTTTCTGGCTCGCATACGCTGAACCTTGGGAAGATCCTTGAGCCGAGTATAAGCACCAAAGCTGATGCCGCTGACGTCAATGGCGTGCTGCCTGACAGGTCCGCGAGCTACCTTGAACGCCTCGTTCAGTGTCCACCACTGTACACGAAAGCGCTCCAGCTTCTCGTCGTACTGCTCGATGGTGTTCTGCGTGATCTCGATGCCGACATCGTTGCGGATAGCCTTGGCACGCTCACGCTTGGTCTGGACCGCACTGGCTGTCACGTTGTCCATCATCTTCTCGAACATGCGGGGCAGCTGGTCGCCCAGCTTGGCCTGTATGATGACGTCGTTGCCATCCTCGAAGTGATCGACAAGTCGCTTGAGTATGACGCCAAGCTCACGACACCACTGCGTGTGGTAGTCGTCGTCGGGCAGCAGATCCTTCTGCAGTGCCTTGGCGATGCGGTCAAGGTTCTCAGGTGTCAGGTCGTCCATTGTCATCTCGGTCATGTGATTCTCCTCTCAGTCAAACAGAAAGTTACGATAGCCTTTAACCCAGAATAAACTGGCACTGGCTTCTATCAGAACCTCGCAACCATCTTGGGTTAGCTTGTCTGCCCAGCGATGCTCTTTGAACATCTTCTGCGAGTCAGCAGGACAACCAAGGTTGTGCATGACGTTCAGTGCAGCCGTGATGCGTCGGATGTGTTTACGCAGCTCAGACTCCCAATCGCTCCACTCCCCACGATGACAGGTCATCTCCTCACCAAGGTTGATGAGCAACTGCTCGTGGATACGAATAAGATCGGCAGGGCTGATCTCCCAGATGGTGTTCGGTATCTTCGTAATCATGATTCACCTCTACGTTTGCGGGGTGGGCAATCCTACCCACCCCATGTTGGCTTTGTGTCAGTCAAAGATGTTGATATCAGAATCGCTCATCTGCTCTGCCAGATCAGCAGCACGTTGCAGATCGCCTGACTCCAGTGCCTGACGAACCTCATCGGCTGCCCAGATGGCACCGTAGTCATTCCAGTCGTGATCGAACAACGGCTGGTGATGAGCAACAACTGCATCAGCAATGACTTCGGACTCATCGACCGGACGGAACTTGTATGGTTGCATGGTCTTTCTCCTTTACGTTTGACCAGTTCGCTACACACTCACAATGATTGGTAGCCTTGACCCCGCCGGACCACAGCAGGCTCGCAGCAGTCAAGCCCCTTGCCCGAAGGGTGAATATTGTTTGGCTGGCATAGAATCAGATGATTGAGAAACATGAGCCGCGCTACTGCACGGCGACACCGTACGGATCATACGAGATATGAGCCAAAGAATATTCAGGGCTTTACTGACCGAGACTGAATGGGGTCATCATTTCATGATAGGCTAACAAATCGTTGTGTGTGTGTTTCAAGACAGAGAGTCGCCCTGTGGAGTTCGCTGATGTCCCCATCAGGACATCAGTGAAACACAGCGACGAACGGTAGCGTGATGACTTGCATGTGAGTGTGTTAGCGGAACCCAGAATCTCAGCGGAAGGGCGGTGCGAGCCGACCTTTCACCTGAGATTATGCTGGTGTCCGATTACTACGAATCATGCGTTGCCCGGCCTAGGGCAAACAGGCTCCGCAGATGAGCTTTAGCTCAACCTGTGGAGGAACAATAACAATGGGTTACAACAAGTGACTTGACAGGGTTTTGAGAGGACTGTGTATACTCGCTCGTAGCGCAACAGGACACGAACATGACCAAGGCAGACGAAAGCCAACAAGAGCGATACAAAGGTGGTGTGGTTCCGATGGAAGACATCGAGAAACATGCTCCCGAAGTGCGGACGGCACAGCCGCAAGTTACTGATGCACAAGCGGAGTTGGTGCATGTAATCTTGCATGATGGTTGCAACCCAACAGAAGCAGCAGAGAGGTTGGGTAGGAACAAGGCTTGGGCGTACAATACGCTACGAAAACAGCATGTTATCGATTACCGACAACAGTTGGCTATGCTAACTTTGGGATGGGACGCCACACAAGCGATGGCGACAATGAGAGAACTGCTGACAAGTAAGTCACAATACGTCAGGCTGGAAGCTGCAAAGGATCTGATGGATCGCGCTGGATTCAGACAGGACGTGGTGAGAACACCTAGCACTGCGGTGCAGATTAACTTTAATGTTGACTAGGGGTCCCAACGCTAATGTAGGTCTATGTGTAAACCGACTTGGAAAACTGCGACGGACTACATAGACGGTGAATTGCATACGCAACGGATTCATATAACCTGATCCTGAGAAATATATTTTATCCCGAGGAGGCGATTTTGGGTAAGGAAGAATCAACCAGCGAAAGCAGCGGCGAAGCTAAGAAGAAGAAGAAGAAGAAAGAAATAATCGAAACCACGCCTGCGCCTGCACCAAAGGCAACAGGTCGTCCAGATGATCCAAAGCCAGCTGCGCCAACACCGAAACGTGATCCCTATGCTGTTCGAGGCAAGGTTGGACAAGGAAGAAAACCTGTAAGCACGGCTCCAGCAAGAAGTTTTAGAGTGGAGTCATCAGAAGGAGACGCTAAAACAGGAGCAAGTCGAGGAGCGCCCACTAATCTTCGTGCAGAGCAGGATGCAATAAGAGCGCCGGGTCAGCGTAATAGAAATAAAGTTGCAGAAGAGCGCCGTGGAAGGCCAAAAGAGCCGGGTGGTAATGCCGATCGATCTCCTGAAAAAACCGCTCCTCAAGCAGCATTTGATTCTATTCAAGAGCTAAGGGGAAGGCTTGATAACACTGTGCCTGGCCTTCTCGGTGGAATGAGCCGTTTGAACCTGAACAATCAAATTAAACAGCTGCAAGAAGGCGGCACTCCTGTCATGTCGGGAACCATGACAGTCGGTGTTGTATCTAAGGGTGGGACATATAGTGGACGCTCTGAGTATTCTGACTTTGCAATGTCCAGTTTTCGCAAGAACAGAAAGACTGGTATGCCGCCCATTCTAAGAACACCTTTGCCAGGAACAAGAGGAACTGGATCTGGTGGGGGAGGTGACGGTGATAGAAGGGATACAAGCCCAGAGCCTGATGTTACTCCAAAAAAGCCAAGGCAGGATTTACGAGATACAGGTTTGATGGGTTCTGATGATGTAGCCGCAAGAGCAAGAAGGGCGCAAATATCTGGTGGTGCTGGCTCTGCTGCTCGTCGCCAGTTTCTCAAGGGCCTTCGTCGGTGAATCTGGATTACAAGCCGCCGGGGCCAATTGCTAAGTCCTTTATGAGAGACAATGCCTTTGTAAGGGGCATTCGCGGTCCCGTCGGATCTGGAAAGTCAGTTACCTGTTGTATGGAAATCATGCGTAGGGCTGTTAATCAGCAGCCCAATGGTTCTGGTATAAGAAGAAGCAGATGGGCTGTTATCAGGAATACCAATCCCCAGCTTAAAACCACCACGATTAAGACATGGCGTGACTGGTTCTCAGACGAGATTGGCAAGTTTGTGTGGTCGCCTCCGTATACACATCTTGTCAACTTCGCTCTGGGAGATAAGACTACTGTTGAGCTTGAGGTTATCTTCTTGGCTTTGGACAAGCAGGAAGATGTGAAAAAGCTGCTATCATTGGAGCTTACAGGGGTGTGGATCAATGAAGCGCGAGAGATCCCTAAATCGATTGTGGACGCCTGCACTATGCGTGTGGGCCGCTTTCCCTCTATGCGTGATGGTGGGCCTTCTTGGTTCGGTGTCATCATGGACACAAATGCACCAGATGAGACGCACTGGTGGGGAATCATGTCAGGAGAGGTTCCGGCACCTGAATACATGGCAGAAGAAGAGAAGATTCTTCTAGTCAAGCCAGATGACTGGATGTTCTTTTCTCAACCAAGCGCAATGAAAGAGATCAAGAACATAGCTGGTAATATTGAGGGCTATGAGAAGAACAACAAAAGAGAGAATGATGAGAATCTTCAGCCTGATTATTATGACAAGATTATTCTTGGAAAGGCTGCATCTTGGGTTAAGGTTTATGTACTGAATCAGTACCAAGCCCTGATGGATGGCAAGGCTGTCTATCAATCATTTAGAAAGGAAGCTCATGTTGCCCAATCACCCATTGAGCCGAGTGATGGCAGGGAGATTATCGTTGGCATTGACTTTGGCCGCACGCCGTCAGCAGTCTTCACACAGCAACTCCACTCGGGAAGATGGACGGTCTTCCACGAAATCATCGGGCAAGACATGGGGGCGGGACGCTTCGCAGATATACTCAAAAGAGAAATAACCAGAAACGGATGGGACAAGCACGACTTTAAGTTCATAGGAGATCCTGCGGGCAATCAGATGGCCCAGACATCAGAGCAGACGCCGTTCATGATTCTAAGGGCGGCCGGCATTCAGGCCTATCCTGCGCCAAGCAACGACACACAGATACGCATCGAAGCTGTCGATGGTGTCCTAAACAGGATGGTGGATGGCTACCCGTCGTTTGCAATCAGTCCGAATTGCACTGTGCTAATCTCTGGTTTTGAGGGTGGTTACCAATATAAGCGCCAGTATCACATGGGTAACGAGCGATTTGAGGAACGTCCTTCTAAGAACAGGTTCTCTCATATTCATGATGCTCTCCAATATGCATTTTTAGGGGGTGGTGAAGGTCGAAAGGTAGTGTTCGGTGGGAGTAAGCGGCCTTCCCATACAACCGTTGCGAGGGTTGGTAACCCCTTGGAGAGACAAAGACAGCGTAATGGCTTCAAATCTAGGCGTCTCAGAGCATGAATTGGATAATTTGCTTTAGACATACCAACAACATTGGCCCTTGGAGACTGTTTACCTTTCACAGAAAGCAATTTGGCCATGTTTTTGCTGTTAGATACGATAGTAACCTTGGTTTATGGGTTAGATTTGAGTGTGCAAGCCAAAGGTTTAGGTTCGAGATTTTAGGTGAGGAAGAGTCTGATTTTTTAGCTTATGACATGCTAGAAAATTGTATATGTGTTGAAACAGAGGTTCAGGAAAGTTGTATCTATGCCCCTCGCTGGCTTTATTGCGTTAGTTTTGTTAAGCACATACTCGGTATGAACAAGCCTTGGATTCTAACCCCATACCAGCTGTATTGTGAATTGATTAAAAAAGACCACCGTATCATCTTTGTGAAAGATGAAGGAGATGAAGATGGGATTCATGTCTGCCCCCAGCCCACCGGGACCTGATCCAGAACTGGTCAAGCAGCGAAAGGCTGAAGAAGAGCGACTTGCAAAGCAAAAAGAAGAAGAAAGGCGTCGCACTGCTGATATGGAGCGTAAGAAGAGGGCTAACCTTCTTGGACAACGCTCACTGCAAGATGAGGAGTTGGAGGGCTTTACCGGCTACCGTCGTCGTAATCTTGGTAAATCAATTAGGAGCTAGATGTGGCACCTCAGGTAGATGATGGTAATCCTCTTCCCCCCACAGGTGGAGTAGGCGACAAGCAAGAACTAAAGCGTGTAATGGATCGCTTTAAGAAAGCAAAGAGTCGCTGGAACTCTTGGACAGATCTCTGGGAAGAAATTTATGACTATGTTCTTCCTCATCGTGAGAGCTTTTTTCAAGAAAGTGCAGCAGCTAGACGTACCGAAAATATATATGACGAGACTGCTGTGGTTGGTCTGCCTAAGTTTGCTTCTCGCTTACAACTTGGCTTCTTTCCACCGAATGGTCGTGCATTCAGACTTCTTCCCGGCCCTGAGTTTCCCAATGAACTTCGCAGCAAATCCCTAGAAGAAGAACTTGATCGTATTACTGACCTTATTCATGAGGGTCTTCGTAACTCTAACTTTAATGCAGAGATGCATGAAGGCCTTCAGGATCTTGGTCTTGGGACTATGAACCTACTCGCAGAAGAGGGTAGGTTTATGGGAGATCTTCACTTTACCTCGGTTCCTCCTACCAATCTTGCTCTATTGCCCGGCAAGATGGATACAGTGACTGACTGGTTCCGTTGGAACTTTCAGACTGATCTTACCGAAGTCAAACATCGGTATCCCAAGGCCAAGTTCTCTGAAAAGATGCTCAAAGAGCAGAAAAAGAACCCGAATAGAAAAACACGCATCATCGAAGCTACTATGTATGATGCTACAAATAGATTTAAGGATGAGTACACATACTATCTGATATCTGAAACAGATCAGACAATTTTAATGAAAGAAAGGCTCAGTGGGAGGGGCGCTACACCTTGGATAACTACACGCTGGTCTAAGTCTGGTTTTGAAGTTTGGGGTCGCGGTCCTGTTCTACAGGCAATGCCAGCTATCAAGACACTTAACCTGACGGTGCAGCTTATCCTTGAGAATGCTGAAATGGCTATCTCGGGCAGCTATGTGTATGATGATGATGGTGTTTTTAATCCTGATAATATCACCATACAGCCGGGAACATTTATTCCAAGAAGTCCCGGTAGTGTAATTGATAGTCTTCAAAGTCCAGGACGGTTTGACGTAGCGCAATTAGTATTAGATGATATGCGCCGCAACGTCCGTAAGGCTCTTTTCATTGACGAACTGGATACTCGTCCTAACGCTAGGACTCCTTTATCTGCTACAGAAGTCAGTGAACGTCTTGCAGACGTTGCACGAGATATGGGCGCAGTTGCTGGCAGGATGCAGAAAGAATTTTTGCAACCGCTAGTAGAGCGAATCGTCTACATCTATAAGAAGCAAGGCCTCTTAGACATACCAAAGGTGGACGGACGCGAACTGCGTATCGTTCCAGTTTCTCCCCTGCTGCGAGCGCAGGATCAGCAAGACGTTTCTGATTTTGTAAGATTTCAGCAAACAGTTGCCTCCACCTTTGGACCCGAGATTACCCCTGTCCTATACAATCAGGAAAAGGTGGTTCAATATCTTGCTCAGAAGTTTGGGATCATGGAGGAGCTTCTTGCAGATCCCCAACAGGTGCAGGGCAATGTCGAGGTTCTGCAACAGTTGATGCAAACACAACAGGGGCAATAGTGAGTAAGCAACGTGGAACGATTTCGATTGATGGTCGCGGATATACTAGTGACGTTGAAGCTGACCTTAATTCTAAGGCCTACGGTCTCTTTGGCTCTGGGATTGGCAGGGATTTTCTCCAGTATCTCGAAAGCATTACGACACAGAGCATACATCCTGCTGGAACAAATATCGAAGTATTAGCCCATGCTGAAGGTGCTAGATGGGTTGTTGCAATTATGAAGGCTCGTTGCGAAAAGGGAAGGAAACAGACCGATGGCTAAACCAGCAAATCCCAGCTTATACGCAAGAGCAAGGGCTATTGTTAAGGCAAGGGTGAAGAAGTGGCCCAGCGCATATGCAAGCGGCCAGTTGGTTCAACAGTACAAGCGCATGGGCGGTAAGTACAGATGAGCCTTAAAAAATGGTTTGGTGAAAACTGGGTAGATATATCTACAACAAAAGATGGCAAGCACCCTAAGTGTGGTCGCAAGATGGGTGATGGTAGAAAGTATCCTAAGTGCGTCCCTGCATCCAAAGCTGCTAGAATGACAGCATCTGAGAAGCGAAGCGCATCAAGACGCAAGAGAGCAACCAATCCTGCCGGTGGTGGTAAGAAACCAACATATGCGAGGACATGATGTCAAAGCTAACAAAGCGTCAAAAAGAAACTATGAAGAAGCATTCCAAGCATCATACAAAGGCTCATATGGACTTTATGACCAAAAAGATGATGGGTGGTGCCACCTTTACTCAAGCTCATAAGATGGCTATGAAGAAAGTAGGCAACTAATGAGTACACCTGCATGGCAGCGCAAGGAAGGACAAAACCCCGAGGGAGGCCTCAACGAAGCTGGAAGGCGTTCGTTGCGAAGGCAGGGGAGAAATATCAAACGCCCAGTTTCGGCAAAGGAAGCAAAGAAAAGTCCAAAGAAGGCAGCAAGACGTAGATCTTTTTGCGCTCGTATGAAAGGCATGAAGAAGAAGCTAACTTCTGAAAAGACACGAAACGATCCAAATAGCCGTATTAACAAAGCACTAAGGAAATGGGATTGCTAAATGAGTGAGGAACTACAAGAGACTGCAGAGGTTGAAGAGCAGCCACAGGTTCAGGCAGATATGCAGGAGCAACCTGAGGAATCATTTACTGACAGGCCTGGTTGGCTTCCTGATAAATTCAAAACCCCAGAAGATCTTGTAAATAGCTATACAGAGCTAGAGCGTGGTTTCTATCAGCGCAAAGATGATATGCGTGAGCAGATTATTGATGAGATCAATCAGGAGGCTATGAAAGATGCTCCTGCCAGTCCTGCTGATTATGAAGTTAATCTTCAAGCTCCAGATGGGCTTGAGTACACAGTTGATGAATCAGACCCGCTTCTCACTTGGTTTCAAGCTAAGGCTCATGAATATGGTTTATCTCAGGAAGAGTTTGATGGGCTGGTGAATGAGTATGCCGAAGCGGATACTCTCCGTGGCCCTGACTGGAATGTTGAGTCCGAGCAGCTTGGTGAATATGCCGAGGATAGGCTTAGTCGTGTAGAGGGCTGGGCAAACGCAAGCCTTACACAGGAAGCCTATGAAGTGTTCGCAAACATTCCTGCATCTGCCGGTATGGTTCAGCTTTTTGAGGAACTGATGGAACTTAATGGACAGCCACAGTTCAATATGATTTCTGAAACAGAGTTTCAGGAAGTTCTTTCCATTGACGAGCTTAGATCAATGCAAAATGATCCTAAGTATTGGAAAGAAAAGGATCCTGCATTTATCGCTAAGGTTCGTGCAGGGTTCGACCAATATGCTCGGCGTAACAGTTAATGTGAATTAACAAGCTGAGAATATTGTGACATCTTGTTTTTGCAAGAAGGCCCTGATGCAATGGATAATCTACGGACCCTGCGCTGATGGATAACCAGACCGCAAGCAAACTTGTATCAACTCGATCAACCCTTGGGAGGGTATAATGGCAACACCATCCATTAGCACTTCCTTTATCGAAGAGTTTGAGTCTGGCGTTCACATGGCGTATCAGCGCATGGGGTCCAAACTCAGGAATACCATTCGTACTGCGAATGGGGTCAAGAATAAGACCACATTCCAAAAGATCGGTAAGGGCTTTGCTACTACCAAGGCGCGGCATGGCAATGTCGCACCTATGAATCTTGCTCACACAAACGTCAGCGTAACCGTTGAGGATTACTTTGCTGGCGAGTGGGTAGATGATCTAGACCAACTCCGTATCAACCATGATGAGATGCTTGTCGCTCAACAGTCTGGTGCATATGCGCTAGGCCGTAAGACTGATGATCTTATCTTGGAGGCTATGGATACTACCACTTCAACCCATAATGAAACCAGCAATGGTATTACCCTTGCCTGGGCATTCGGTCTTATGGAGCTTTTTGGCAACAACAGTGTTCCTGACGATGGTCAGCGTTATGTTGTAGTTGGCTGGGAGCAGTGGTCTCAGCTTCTTGATTTGGATGAGTTTTCTCGCACTAACTATGTTGGCGAGGCAGATCTTCCTTTCCAGAATGCTATGACCGCTAAAGAGTGGCTTGGCTTTATGTGGTTCCCTTTCTCTGGCCTGAGTGAAACTAACGGTTCTGATGCTGCTGGCACCACACACCGAAAGTGTTTTGCTTGGCATCAGGGTTCTGTGGGTCATGCAATTGGCGCTGATGTTTCGTCCAACATGCAGTATCATAACGATAAGGATGCATATTTCATTCTGAACAAGATGCAGATGAATGCGACCCTAATCGATGCTGAAGGTTGTTTCGAACTTGAGCTAAAGAAATAAGGAGGAGTTAAGATGGCTTATACAGACGCAAACTTCTCTTTGGTCAACTATTCAGGCAATGGCTTCCACATCTGGCACTACAAGTCCACTGGGGATGCTCTGAATACCATTGATGCTGCTGGCTACTTCAATAGTAAGTCAGACGAAATCAATGTTGGCGATGTAATCTTTATCAATGCCTCTAATGGCTTTGGTATTGCAACTGTTGTCTCTAACTCAGGTGGCACCGTGGATACTGGTGACATTGTGAGTATGACAACTGATAGTCGCTAATGGCTAAAGCACCAGCAAAAAAGAAGGCGGCAGCGAAAGCTGCCCCTTCCTCGTCTGCCAAGACTATCAAGCGCCGTAACGGCACAGTCACATTTGGCAAAAATGCAACTATTGGCAAGGGAGCTAAGTAATGAAAAAGAAACCAATCAGAAAGCCTAAGCCACGAAAAGGTGGAGGTTACTGATGTACCACTCTGGCAAAAAGCCCAATAAAAAACAGACCAAGAAAATGGGCAAAGCAACCCTTACTGCAAAGCAAAAGACTCTGCCTAAAGAACTGCAGGAAAAGATCTTGGCAGCCAAAGAAAAGGCATAGCCGTGCACGCAGGATTCAAAAATTGCCCGACATGTCCGACGAAGGCTAAGTGTCGTGCAGCAGGAAAATGCCTCAATAAAAAGAAGTCTCCTAGAAACATGGGACGTTAGTAAATGCCAACAACTCCATCTACCGATATTGAAGTAGCGCAAAAGGCAATGGTTCTGATCGGTTTGGAGCCATTGACTTCATTTACAGACTCGACTGATGAAGCCCTAGTTGCAAATACCATTTATGAAGATGTTGTCTCTGATTGTTTGGGTCAGCATAACTGGAACTTTGCTACAGGACAGAAGACTCTTTCTAGACTTACTGATGTTCCTGTTGATCGATGGGACGCAGCGTATGCTCTTCCCACAAACCCAGATACCTTACAGGTTATAACAGTTACCATTGATGATGTTCCTCAAAGATATGACATCTATGAGCGTTATGTTTATATCAATGCTGAAGCAGAAGATCCTGTAGTTCTAAATTATGTGTTTCGTCCTGAAACGCAGTACTGGCCCCCAACATTTACTATGTGGGTTATCTTCCGTCTTGCATCTGTATTAGCTTTGTCTGTAACACGCAAAGCTGATATTGCCAGTTCCTATACTACTCTTGCCGATGCTCAGTTTCGTCGTGCAAAGGCAAGGGACAGCCAGCAAGTTACAACTCAAGGTCTACGTTTAAGCAGATATCATCGTGCTAGACTTGGAAGTGGCATCTATCAGGAAATTGAAGGAACTACAACATGAGTATTGAAGGCACATAATGAATGGCACTACTTCGACAGCTATATACAAATTTTACTTCAGGAGAGCTGACACCACTCTTTACGGCAAGGGTTGATTCCAATGCCTATAAGAATGGCGTAAAGGATCTTGAGAACTACCGCATTCTTTCACAAGGAGGTATTAGGCGTAGGGGTGGCCTTAGATATCTTCAAACATTAACCAATACCACTTATCAGGCTGAAGCATATGTCTTCGATGAAGATGAAGCCTATATTCTTCTATTTTCTAACACCAAAATCGAGATAGTTGACGCTTCTAGCCCAACTACTATTGTTCAGACAATTACTTCGTGTCCCTGGACAACATCAATGATTGGTCAGCTAAAGGTGGCCCAGTCTGGTGATACGATGATTGTCGTTCATCCTGACATGGCTGTTCAGAAGTTAACAAGAACTTCAGCAAATACATTTAGCAGAGCTGCTTTTGAATTTGATTCCGCTGATGGAAAAACATTCCAGCCATATTTTAGATTCTCTGCGCCATCGATTACGATTACGCCTCAGAATACGAATACAAACTCTCAGACATTTACTGCAAGTTCTTCTGTCTTTACTGCTCAGGATGTTGGTGACAAGATTGAGTTCATAGACTCGGCTGGTACCGTAGTCCACATTACTATTTCTGGGTTTACATCTGGAACACAGATTACTGGTACATTCAGTGGTGCGGTGGCTAATACAAATGCCAGAGACACATGGAAAGAACAGGTTTTTTCTAGTCAAAAGGGCTTTGCAAGAAGTGTTGCTTTTCACGATCAAAGACTAATTTTTGGAGGTACAAGAGACCTTCCAAACCATCTATTTGCTTCAAAGGTAGGAGAGTTTTTCAATTTCGATGTGGGGACAGGTCTTGATGACGAATCAATCCAAGTCCAGATTGCGGAGAACCAAGTCTCCGAAATCAAGTCGATTGAGTCGTTTCGTCATCTATCGATTTTTACGTCGGAAGCTGAGCTATTTGTTCCGACAACTGAAAACAGGCCGTTAACACCAAGCACTATATCTATCAAGCGCCAAACATCTTATGGCAGCGGATCTGTATCTCCCGTGGAGTTTGACGGCGCTCTTGTTTTCCTTACAAAATCCAAAGGTGCTGTGAGGGAATTTGTCTATTCTGATTTAAGCCAAGCATACAATTCTGACGCTCTGACTCTTTTATCTCAGCATTTGATTGGCTCTCCAACAGATATGGTTTCTCAGAGAGAGGCACCAGATCAGGTGGAGGCTTACCTCTATACTGTAAACTCTGCTGGCAAAATGCCTGTTATGGTTAGTATTCGTAAAGAGCAGCTGCAAGGCTGGGCTGAATATACAACAGCTGGTAGCTTCAAAAATGTCGTAAATGTGAATAGAAAGATTTACGTTGTTGTAGAGAGGACAATCAATAGTCTTACAAAGACACATCTTGAGTTATTGGATAATGATTTTCATGCTGATGCTGCGGTAAAGTTGACCAATGGGAGTCCAACAAAAAATTGGACAGTAAGTCATTTGCCCAACACTGAAGTTGTAGTTAAGTCTGGTAACTTTTCTCTTGGTGCATTTACAACCAATGGATCTGGGGCTTTGACTGTAACTGATGCTGTTTCGAATGTAGAGATTGGTATTAATTATACCCCAACGATGACTACCCTACCTCCTGAGTTTACATTACAAGATGGAATATCTGTCGGTCAGAAGCGTAGAATTGTTCGTGCTGTTCTTGATCTTAATGAAACACTAGATGTTAAAACAAAGGGAACTAGCGTTCTTGTCAGAAGAGTGACTGATGATTTTTCTCTTGATCCCCAGCCAATTAGTACGAGAAAAGAAATCTATCTTCTCGGCTGGTCTTCTGAAGGAACGGTTACGATAACTCAAGATCAGCCCTTACCCCTAACTCTAAATGGCTTGTTATTGGAGGTGGAACTGTAATGGGTATGGGACTGCAAGTAGCTGGCCTTGTACTTAGCTTTCAAGCTGCTCAAATGCAAAAGCAAGCATATGAAGCAGAAGCACAGGCGCAAGAAGAACAAGCTGAAATGGCAAAAATTCAGGCTGCTCAGCAAGAAGTTGAGCGTAATAGGCGTTTACGTTTGCAGCTTGCATCTCTTGGCACAAATATGTCGGCTCAAGGCGTTGCAATTGGAACTAGCCCAAGTGTATTGGCATTGGCTGATGATGAGAAGAAAATAGCAAAAGAAGACATTGCCTCTATCAGACTGATGGGACTTTCCAACAGGCGCAGATATGAGGTGGGTGCTGCTGGCAGTCGTGCTGCTGGGCGTGCTGCACAGCTTGGCGGCTTTGCTAAAACCATTGGTGGTGCTTACAGCATCGGTCAGGGTGTAGGAACTGCATAATGGCTTTTAAGAAAACAGGTGGAAGATCAAATCTTGTTCAGCCTACTGGCTTGCCTAACTTCAGTGGGTTTAAGCAAGCTGCCGCATCCTATAACCAGATTGGTGAATTGGCTTATGGTATTGGTCTCGATGACCGTAAGCGTGAGTTTAACCAGCTAATCCGTCAGGCAGAAATTGATGGCAAGACTGCTGGGGTTGTCTACGATGAAAAGGGTGATCTTGTCCCCCTTACAAACTTTGACTATGAAAAGGCTAGTCAAACATTTGCAGAGTCTGATCAAAAGCAGATACTTGCCACATATCGTAAAGCCGCTGTTCAGACTTATGTAAATGCTGCTGCAAATGATATTAACAATGCAGCAGCACAAGCTCTTATCGATAACCCCAATGATCCTGCCGCTATCAGATCTAGCGCACAAGGATATCTTTCTGGCATCAATAACCTCGATAATGAGATTTATACAGCACTTGCGCCAAAGGTTGCTTCTGCATTTACAAGAGTAGAAAACCAAGCTCTTGCTCAGCAACGATCTGATGAGATTGCTTATGCAGTAGATCAGGGAACAAAAGCCTACAATCAGAACGCCATAGAGTTAGGCGTCCTTTATGCAAAGAGCGAAGGGACAAACAATCCAGCTCAAGCAAAAGCCCTACAGGATAGGATTAATGAGATCCTGGGTGAGCAAGCTGACATTATCATGGGCCTTGAAGCCAATGAGGTTTCGTCAGTAACCATTGATGAGATGCAGGATGCACAGGCGACTGTGATTGCTGCAAAGGTTTCTCAGTCAGGCGTAGAGCGTGCTTACTACTCTGGCGGTGCAGCAGAAGCCTACAGGCTTATTAAGGACACCGTAGCAGAAGCCGAGCTAAATCCTGATGTGGACTCTGCAACTCTCAGAGCAGTTATGACCCAAAGCGTTCAGACGCTCTCTGCTATTGAGACAGCAGAGACTCAGGCGCAAAAAGAAGTCATGTCAGGCATCTATAATGATCTTTACAGAAAAATTGTTATTGATGGTCTGGATATTACTGCTGAGCTTGCTGACCCCGCCTCTCCTATTCATGGTCTAGAAGGGACTCAACAAGCTACGCTGTTTAGTGTTGGGACTAGCCTTGCACAACAAACAGAGCAGAATGCCAAAAAGCTGAGAGATGATCAGCTAAAGGGCTATCGAGCAGAATATGACAACCATCTTTCCATCTTTGAAAACCCTACTCTGACAACTCCTGCGATGGCAATGCAAGCCATGCGTGATATTAAGCTGCTTCATGGTATGGGGCTTCTAGGTGACACCGGTGATAAGTTGCTTCTCGAAGCTGGGACTAAATTTGATGAAGCGATGGCATTCTTTGCCGGTGAAAAAAGCGAAGCTCAGGGGTCTATGATCTCTATGGAGCTTAACCCTAACCTTAGCTCCTATTCCAAAGCGCCAGCTTACTATCTAAATGAGATGTATATGTCTGGGCTGGAGTCAAAAAATATCATTGGCAAGGGTGGCTACTGGTCAGATAGGGATGCATTTATTACAGACGTAAATACATATGCTGGTCATTTTAAGAAGCGTGTAGATCTGGCTCGTGATGCTGGTGTTGCTGAACGCAAAATTCTTAATACCATTATGCCAAGCGCAACAGAACTGAAGGCTTTCTCTCAAGTAAAGGGTTTTGATAAAGTTCGAAATCTTCAAACAGGAGAAATTGTTCCAATGGACCTCTTGTCTGAGGATGAGAATATCTTCATGGCAAGTGCTGACAATGTTGCTGCATTTGCTGTGCAATCAAAAGGTTTGTTGCATCCTAGTGCTATTGATTTATTTGAGTCTGCTTCCAAAAATATTGGCAATGCGGACAGGGCTATGCGTGTCATGGGTCAAACTATGGATGCTATCAGAAGTTCTAGAGATATAGATAGCAGTCAGGTAGAGGGTATATTCTATAGCAATTTTTCGGAAGATACCGTTGCATTTCTTAGAACTTCATCAAGAGTTGGTCCTGAGCTTGCGATAGATGTGTTTTCTGCTAATCGTAATATGAATCGTAATGCTTCTGGCCTTGTTGCCAATAGCAAGTATGCAGATAAGTCAGAGTCAGAAGCTCTCGAAAGCATATTTATGGATGCTTATGGTGAAGCCATAGAAGCCAGAAGTTTTTTTAAGTTACTTCAGCCCTTTATTACTGATGCCGATAATCAAATGCTATATCAGATGGCTAACAGTGCAGGGGTTAGAAATGTAGAAGGAATGATGCTGTCTGATCCCTACATCAAGTCAGCTATGAAAAGCCTTTTCATCGGCAAGATGCTCAAATACCCGCAGTATGTTCCTGCAGAAGCTATGCGTGATACAATTCGTGAGATTGGAACAAGGGTTGGTCCGCAAGTTAACGCCTACACTGGTGACCTTGAATTTGTTACCAATCCAATACTTCCAAACGCACAGGCAACAGTTGGAAATGCTGGTATCACTCTTGGCATGGATGACATAAATAGAGACATTAAGGATATGTTTCTTAAAACCCCCGGCATTATTAACCCCAAAATTGCTGAGCAGATTGCAAGAGTTGATGAAGCCCCTATGGTTGGTGGCGGTTTATTAGGAGGCCCTTCTAGGCTTGGTAACCCTTCTTTATTTTATGTTCCCAATGAAAATTATGGCGCAACTCAATCTTATACTGTTCTGCTCAAAACAACTTCTGGCAAAGTTATCCCTCTACTAGAAGACTACAGCTACGACTTCAAAAGATCTGAAGCATATGATTCTTTCTTGAAATCTGTTGATACATTGAAGTCAGATAGAATGAAAAACTTCTGGTCTGCATATGGGCTTATGGATCAAAGTCTTTTGCAATCTGGCTTTGACTCAATTGAAAGCACAAGAAGTGACCGGAGTTTTGATGCTTTGTTCAATCTTTATAACAGCACATTCAGGGCTGATATCGGTCAAGACCCAATAAGCCCAGAAGAAAAGGATGAATTTTTCTATATGCTTGATCGCATCACATCACTGGGTTGGCGCTAATGAGCAATATCGATTGGAATTTTATCTCTGAGCGTGAAGGATCTCGTATCCTGTCAGGATACGTTCCTGATGCAAAGGGGTCTAAATCTGGCGTTACCATTGCTACTGGCTTCGATCTAGGAGCAAGAAACCTTGCTGATCTCAAAGGGTTGCCAAAGGCCATCATTGATAAGCTCAAGCCCTATCTTGGAATCAAGGGAGCGCAGGCTCAAGAGGTAGCAAAAGATCTAAATATCAGTGATGCTGAAGCCCAGACAATTGATGAGTTTTCTAAGAAAGAGGCTACAGATAAGCTGAAAGCAAAATGGCAGGCAGCCACAGGTGAGTCTTTTGATAATCTGCCTAAGCATAAGGCAACTGTCGTTGCATCTGTTGCGTTTCAGTATGGAGATCTTGAGAGCCAAACGCCTAACTTTTGGCGTCAGATAACCAAAGATGATTGGAATGCAGCGGAAAAGAATCTGCGAAACTTTGGGGACAACTACAGTACAAGACGAAACCTTGAAGCAGATTACTTTATTAGTGGATTGAGCGAGGAAGAACTCGCAGCAAAAAAAAAATTTGAACGAGAGTTAGCAAGAGACACTCAATACGGCATACAAGAAGCTATGATCTCTGGTGAAGAGGGTGGACTTGGCTCTGCGCCAACAGGCCCTCAAGAAGTAAGCCCAAGGGACATGTCCAATGAGCAGCTTGTTGATCTTGTCCAGTCTCAAATTAGAGAATCAAGGCGTAGGCCCTTAGGTGAGGAAGAAGACTTCCCCCTTTCCACCACACCTGAAGATATTGAGCAATTCGATATATCTGGTACAGAGCCTGCTGCTGCTGATGTCGAACTTCCTATAACTGAAGAAATATCAGATGATTCTGCTGTCTTGGTCGACCAAGCCCCCATTGTTGCTGACTCTCCTCAAACAAAAGCTAATGCTTCCTTACCAACCCAAGAAGAAGTGACTAACAGCTATGGCATAGTTTTCGGGGATCAGAATCGCAAGTATGGAGAGAGAGTTCCTTCTCAGTTAACTAACCCCGAAGCATATGATTATTATGTGTTTGATGAGTCTTTCTCGAATGTTTGGGGAACTGCATTTGATCAAGGTAATTTTGCCCCCGCACTTGCAAAGATGCTAACAACAGAAAACTACAAAGCAGTTGATGGTTATGATGCTCATCAAGATGCTGCGCTTGCAAGAAGGATGGGAGGCACAGATGGGCTTTGGCGATTCAGATTTTCTGGTAGCCCTGAAGAGTCGATGGCAATGGCAGATGAGATGGAAGAGGATGCACAGGATGCCCTTCTTCTTGCTAGTACATACTCTCAAAACGCCCAACTTATGGCTGGGCTTGCAACGCCCACTAGCTTAGCGCCTCTTGTTCCAATGAAGCTGCTGAATGTTGCTAACAAGACAAGGCGTTTTGTTGGCGGCACTGCTTACACATATGCCTTGATGGCACCGGAGCAGATGCTGTTGGATAGCCAGAATACACAAAGAGACGCAAGTCATAGTGCTGTTGCGCTCACAATGCTTAGTCTTGTTGGTGGTGGATTGGCTTACAAGTTTGGCGGCAAAGGACTTTCTACCTCAACTGCACTCACCCCTCCAAACCAAATATATCGTGCTGGTGGTGCTGGCGTTAGTCCTGAAAAAGCAAGGCAGGCGGCTTACGCTCAAATTGAGCAAGAGGGATTAGAAGCTACTGGTATAGGCATCGAAAAGCTGGGGTGGAACCCTGTGCTGCGTATGCTGCAAAGCCCCAATCCATATGTTCGTGGTCTTGCTGTAGGCATGGTCGATGTGGGCGGCATGATGCAGAAGAAGGTTCGTGGTCAGCAAGAAGCTATGGATCAGTCTGTAGAGACAACTTTCAGAACCACCTATCTCTCACGACTGCTTGATTCTGTCAGGCACAGTGATGAAGCGTATCTTGCGTATAGGGGCAGATCGATTCCTCAGTCTGACTCTCGCCGTGCATTTGAGATGATGAAGATGAATCTCAGCGATACCTTTCGAGGCACAACAGAGCTTACAGAAGTTCAGTTCCGCACTCGTATTGGCATGGCAATGCGTCGTGGTGATGCTGACCAAATGAATGACGCCGCAAGCTCGTATGTCACTCAAGCTGCCCGTGGATACCGTGATGTCTTTAACTTTATCAGGGATCAGGCACAAAGTGTCAGGCTCTTTGAGAAACAGCTAGAAGACAGTATTGCAGCGGCAAGGGCTGGCGGTAATCTTGATGAAGTAGCAAGGCTTGAGCAGCGTCTAACAAAGCTCCAGATGGAGGGCGTTACTCCAAATACTGCACCTTCCTACCTACCCAGGATCTATCGTGTAGATAAGATTATGGAGAATCCTGAGAGGTTTCTCTCAATCATAGAGAAGTATGCAAGGACGCAGCTTCGCATGGGGAAAAAAGAAGCCAAGCAGTTTGCCAATGAAGTATTGGATACTGTTACTCACCAGCGTCCCTATCTGGATCTTGAGGGAGCAACAGATAGTCTTGACTGGGTAAAGCGTGCCAGTGGTGTGCAGGCAAGGACACTTGAGATCGAGGATGAGCTAATCGAGGAGTTTCTCGAAAGCGATATCGAGATCCTGATGCGTCACCACGTTAAGACAATGGGTATGGATATTGAGATTGCCAGACGTTATGGCGATGTAAATATGCAGTCTGTTCTTGATGATGTTGCCGATGAGTACAAAAAACTCATGAAAGAGGCCCCCAGTCCAGAAGCAAGGGCAGAACTTGCTAGGGCATTGGAGCGTGACATTAATGACATCAGGGGCCTGAGAGATAGACTCCGCGGTACTTATGGCGCATCAAAAGACCCTCATGCACTGTCGAGCCGTGTTGTAAGGGTCATGAAGTCATTTAATGTTCTGTCTGGCATGGGCAGCGCAATGGTTAGCTCTGTTCCTGATGTTGCTCGCATTGTCATGGTAGAGGGTCTATCCAATGCCTATCGCAAGGGTTTTATGGCTCTATTTGATGAGCAAGCAGCAATCATCAGCAGGATGTCAAAAGATGAGTTAAGCAAGGCTGCTGTTGGCGTAGATGCCACGCTTGGTCTTAGGGCGCATGCAATGTCTGATGTTGGCGACCTGTTTGGGTCTCGATATGGACTGGAGCGTGGCCTTAACAAGGCAACAGGTATGTTCTTCTTCTTCAATGGTCTTAATCTGTGGAATCAGGCTCTGAAAGAGATGGCTGGCAATGTGACCATGCTTCGTATGACTGAATCCATTATGAAGCCGTGGAACAAGCTAAGCGCTGCTGATAAAGAAAAGCTATTGAAGAATGGCATCGATCAAGCTGATTTTGGTCGAATGAAGGCTCTGATTAAGCAACATGGTGAGCAGATAAATGGAGAGTGGCTGCCAAACACAGATGCTTGGGATGCTTCTATGCGTTTGAAGTTTAGAAACGCTCTAAATCAGAATGTAGAAAGGATCATCATTACCCCGGGTGCCGGTGATCGTGCATTGTGGACATCTACAGAGTTTGGCTCTTTGATGACACAGTTTAAGTCATATGGTCAGGGTGCAATGGTGCGTATGGCTACGGCTGGCTTGCAAGAAAAAGATGGGGCTTTCTGGCAAGGTGCTTTCTTAATTGTGGGAATGGCTGCGATTGTTAATGAAATTAAAAGAGTGCAGTACGGCATTGAAAAAGAAGAGGACTTTGATCAGAAGCTAATCAATGCTGTGGATAGGTCTGGAATTCTTGGTTGGGCAATGGATGTCAACAATGCTGTAGAAAAGATCTCAGACCAAAAGCTGGGAATGCGCCCATTTCTTACAGATCAGCCATCATATGTTATGCCAGAAGGCGCAAAAGCTGGTGCTGTGTTTGGTCCAGCAGCTAGTAATATAATGAATGTTGGTAGCATTTTGGGTGATGTAGTCACCTTTAATGCAGATGCTCAAACCATGAGTGACCTTAGATTTTCTATGCCAACAGGCAATTTGTTCTATCTAGATCCGATCTACGATGGTGTGTTCGGCCAGTGATGTGAATTAACACAGCAATGACAGAGAGGTATAAGTAAATATGGCTACGATTTCCATTGCCGATAGTGATGCTCGAGTACAGTACACCCAAGCGGTGACTGCAAACTCGACTACTCTTACTATTGACTTCCCTTTCTTCAGTCTCGATGACATCAACGTCATTGTAACCAGTGCCGCTGGTTCAGATACAGTCCTAACAAGAGGCACCGGTACGGGAACATTTGCTGTAAATGGTACTGCTATAGATGATGGTTTTTCCGGGGGGAATATAACTCTTGGAGATACATATAGTAATGCAGCCACAAAGTTTACAATCTTCCGTGATATTCCGGTTACACGAACAACAGACTTTCCTACATCAGGCCCATTTAATATTACGGCCCTGAATACAGAGCTTGATAAGTTATTTGCAATTGAGCAGGAGCTAGAAACAAAAATCGGTCGCACAATGAAGCTGGCTGATTCTGATAGTGCTGCAACCCTGTCTTTGCCAAATCTTGATACACGAAAAGGCACAACTCTTGCCTTTAATACTACTACAGGACTGCCTGAAGCTGGCCCTAAGATTGGTGATGTTTCTACTATTGCAGCTATTACATCTGATATTGGCTTGCTTGCCGATATTCAAGATGGCACTTCAGCAACCAATGCAATAACCACAGTATCTGGCATTTCATCAAATGTAACCACTGTCGCTAATATCTCATCGAATGTAAGTAGTGTTGCTGGGAATGCGTCGAATATTAACGCTGTAG